GCTACTTTCATTGTTGGAGCAACATCATAAATAACATTGTTTATTTTATTTTTTAAATCCATATAGCTTCTTGCTTTGTTATTTTCTCCTGCTCTTTTTGCACTTCCAATAATATCATCAACAACTTGTCTTGCTCCGTGAAGGCTTTGTATTGATATGTCTGGTATTTCTTGGTTTATTCCATAATCTTTTCTTGCTAATTGTATTGCATTTTTAATTCTATCATCATTTATCAACTCTCTTACTCTACCAACCTTAACATCTCCTGTTGATGGCATTGACATAGCTTGTTTTAAAGCAATATCACCTTCATTATAAGCTCGTTCATAAAGCGGTGTTGACAATTCTTTTCTTCTTGCAATTGTGTTGTCTAATGTATCAAAAAAACTTTCAGCACTTATATTTTTATTAATAACATCACCGACCCTTTTAGCACTACTAGCGGTTTTGTTTTCTAAGTAATCTTTTATAATTTTATTACTTCCTTGGGTTTTACCTAATATTCTAGTCAAACCTAAAATTGACTCATTGCCTTGTTCGGGTAATGCTGTTATTCTTCCTTCTTGAATTCTTCCACCTAATTTTGTTGCTTGTTGTAATGCCTCTTCAGGTTTAATAGCCCTAGACATAATAACCTCTGGTGTAGTTTTTCTAAATCTTTGAGCAACACCTTTAACAAAAGGGACTGATTGACCTATTGCTTTTCCTACTTGTTGTCCTACTAAACCTCCACCAGCACCATACAAAGCACCACTTGCAGTATCGGCTAAACCTTGTGGGCTTACTATATTAGCTTGGGTTTCACCTCCTGCAGATAACCCTCCTAAAAGTGCTCCACCTGCTAAGGCTTGTTTTACAGTAGTTCCGCCTAATTTCATTGCTTTTAAAGCTGTTCCTCCTCCAACTATATCGCTTGCTAATTGGCTTGCAAATGATATTTCAGGTTGTTGCTCTCTTGCTTGTCTTAATTTAGATAATTCATTTCCTAAGGCTTCATCATAAAATTGTCTTATTGACTCATCGCCACCCATAGTTTTTGCAGTTAAGGCACTTAAACCAGCTTTAATTCTTGGTGCAAATGGAACATTAGTTGCGGTAGTTGCAAAAGCCTCAAATCCACTAATTTTTGGTTGTTCTTGTGGTGTTGGTTCAGGAATGGGCTGTGAAGTTGTTTTTGATTGATTATAGAACTCTTTTTTAATAACTGCCTCAATCTCATTATCAGGCATATCATCTGGAAATTCAATAATTTGATTGTCAACCTGTATTTGTTTAGGCATTATTCAATCCTCCCAGTTTGTGGATTATATCTTTTAATTATTGTTGATTTCTGTACCGCAGGTTGTTGTGGAACTGAGGATGGCCTTTGATATCCTTGACCAGCTCTATTAATTGCTCTAGTTTTAGCTTTAGCCATTATCTCTCTTAGGGTTTTAATATTTTTAACTAAATCTTTTTCGCTGGTAGTGCTATTAATAGCAGACAATGCTTTTGTAGCGGCCTCACCTTCTTTTTCAGATATTTGACCTCCGCCTTTAAGACCTTCAAATGCTTGTAAAAATTGTTGACCTTTAACTTGCTCTAATAGTGCTTTTGCACCTGCGGCGTTAGTTCCTTGTATTGGCTCTTTTTTACCAACATAGGATAGTATTGCACCGCCTCCCTTAGCTCCTACAATATCTGTTAACCCAGGGTGAGTTTCTAATAGTTTTAATGTTGTATCTATTGAATCAGCCTGTGAAATTATATTTTTTGCTTTTTCTTGCGATTCTACATCTGTTTTAGCGGCTTCACTTTGGAAAGTTGAAGCTCCAGCAATTGCAGGTTTGTAATTTAAATCACTAACATTTTTAGCGGTTTGTTCCATTCCTGTCCTTTGTGCTCCAGCTTGTCCATAACCTCTTAATGTATCGATATTTCCTGTTTCTCTAACAATACCACCTTCTCCAGCAATATTTCTTTTAAGTCCCAAATATTGTGCTTGTTGTTCAGGAGAAAGATTTTTATAATATTCATATTCTCTTTGAGATGCAGGAGCTTGATAACCATAACCTATAGTTTCTGGCATTGTTTTTGCCATATAATAGGCTTGTCTTGTTTCAGGGGTTAATTGTTCGGCTATTGATGCAAGGTCAGAGTCTCCTTTATTTGTTGCAAATTCAGAAAATTTTGCAATGTCGTCAGCTTCTATTTGTGCTATTTGTTGCCTTTGTTTATATTGGGCATATGCTCCAATTCCAGCTGTTAAACCTTGGGCAATAGCTCCAAAACCTCCTGCATAACCTCCGCCGAAGTTTTGTGGATTTTGTGCAAATTGTTGAACTTGCTGACTTTGAGCAAGGGCATTTTCTAGTAATTGTCTTTTTGTTGACTTACCAAATGTGCTAATCATGTTAAACTCTCCTAAACTTTGTAGCGATTAGAGAATAATAAACATTTATAACCCTTAAAATTAGTTTCAACGGCTTTGAAAAATTTATTTTTTGTATATTTATAATCATAAAAATTTAAAATGCAAATTATTTTGTTTTTGGTTTAAACAGCAACGGAATTAAAGCGGAAGCAACCTGACCACCAGCTTGCCATTTAGCAGCCGTTCTTAATCCCTTAGCTTGTCTGCTTGCTATTCCTTCTTGCGACAGACGATTAAGATTAGCTTGTTCTGCTCCCATAATATCTAAACCTTGGAATCCTGATTGCATCTGTCCAAAATTAGCACCAGTTCCAACTTGACTTCTACCGAGTAATGAGGATATTTCATTAAATCTTGCAGCTCTTTGGGCTTCAGCAGTTTGAATACCTGCAATTTGGCTTTGTAAAGATAGTTGATTTAATTGACTCCCTTGTTGTTGTTCCAGTCTATTCATAGCAGAGTTATAAGCTTCACTATTAAGAGGAATACCTTGATTTGCTAATTGAGTAGCTAAAGCTTCTCTTTGGCTTTTCAATTCAGGGTCTAGTTGTTGTTTTCCTAATTGAAATGTTGCATTTCTTACAGCTTCATTATCGGTTGAAGGTAAATTACCTGATAATCCCCTTGAAAGCTCCATTGCTAATCTTTCTTGGTCTAATCTTTGATTTCTAGTAAAATCAGACTCATTTAATCTTACTGTATTAGTAAAAGGGTCATAAGTTTGACCGCCTTCAGGAGTAATAATATTAGGATTATTTAATAACAAATCTTTTCTTTCAGTTCCCGATAAGCTACCCCAAACATCTTGCGTTGAATTGATATTTGGTTGAGGAGGAGGAGCTGGTCTTGTTTTTTTTTCTAGACCTAACCCCTTTTTAAAACTTTTCCAACCCATAAAATTTTATAATATATTGTTAACATTTACGCTATAGTCAGTTCTATACCAACTCAGCTGTTGTCCTTTTAAATTAGCTTCAATCCTCATAGACAAGTCAACTCCTTGCCCAGACGAATAAATCAATTTATTTTGTGTTTCGTTTTCAGCACTCCATTTTGTCGTATCCCACGGCGATAAATCCCATACAGCTCCTAAAGCTGTTATCGAATTTGATTGTTTAGAGTCTGTTCTGCCATAGTCAAAATTAACAATAGAATTGATTGTTGCGGTGCCATCTATTTTAATTGTATTTCTATATCCATTTACAATTTTTTCAGCAGGTGAGCCAAGGTTATTGTATGCGCTTTGAGCTTTACAAACAATGTAATTACCATTATCAGTTTGCCCTGTATCTGCTTTATAGACTTTTCCAGCACCACCAAAATATAAATCATCATTGTAAATTCCCCAAGTTATAGCATTCATATTAGTAAATTTAAAACCTGCTCCAGTTATAGTATTAAATCCATATTGTTCATATTTTGTATTCGTAGCTATTGGGACATTGAAGAATAATAATGCTTTTTTAGGATATGATATAACTTCCCATCCATAGTTAGAAGAATATTTATTAACTACATCAAGAACTGCTCCGCTTAACTTTGTGCTTTGAACTGCTTGACCCTCATTTTGCAAAGCTGTTGAAAATAATATAAAATCTTGTTTTGTCAGAATTGCAACATCACCAGCTGTTTTCATTGAAGAACGTATAGATAATGGTTTGGCAATTTTATAAACACCAACTAAAGCCCATTGAGAAGCTTTGCTAGGGTCATCGCCTTCATAAACAACGGCATAGCCATTTGACATCAGAAAAGCGCAATAATCATCAACACCAGCCCCACCATCACGGCTAATTGTAATCATTTGCGAAACATTACCACCATTAGGGCAAACAAAGGATAAATCAAATTTCGTAAATGTTCCACTTATTGCATTTACTGCTCCGTGCCAAAAATAGGGGTAATTGGTATCCCAAACAAATACAGTATTTTTAAAAATATTTATACCATTTAATGCGGATGATGTTCCTCCTGTTGGATTTATTGCATTGCTTGTAATAGTTGAGCCGTCATATTTTATAGGTGAATCTTGTCCATTAACCATTAGTGTATAACCATTAAAAGCTACATATTGCCACCTATTATTTGAATAACCAGAACCTAGGACAGTTATGCTTGCGGAATCTGTAATATTACTTATAGTGTTATTATGGCAAGCAAGAAATTTTCTATTTGTTCCCGAGAAATGTTCAATTAGGGTTTCTACATTTCCAGTAATTGAGCAATATTCGATAAATCCATTCCTTGATTTTACCCCTCCCTGCTCTGGTATAAAATTTTCTAAAACAACAGCATCTGTTTGTTCCATATTGCTTTCACTATCCCTTGTATTTAAACCACCATAAGGAGCAGGAATATTGACTCGCATAGCTTGACCATTTCTTTCTTGTAAAACTGATGGTGATGTTCTAACTTCTAATCTCATACATTAATTGGTTTATAAGCACTAATATTAGAATTATAGATTTCTATAATTGGTTTGGCTGTAATTGTTCCCCTTGAGCCATTAGCCTTTATTCTTTCGGCAATCGCTTTTTCTGCTATATTCTTTTCTTCTGCATAACTACGACCATTATTTTTAAGCCATCTCCAAGTGGTGTCTAGCCTTACTAAGTATTCATCAATTACTGTTATGTCAGTATCTGCTAAAAAACCTGTTTGTTCAACATCGCTTGCACTTTTTACAATATTTTTTGAAATATATTCAAAAACATAGTTTTCGACTACTGATGGTGTTCTATGTATAATAATTTGATTACCTCTGATTCTATAATACTCAACTGTTTCTGCCTGTGTTATCAATGAATTTTTAAGGACTCGCCAACTTTCAGGGGTTAGTCCACCAATCATTGCCCAATTTTGACTTGCATTCCAAAAGGTATTATCAATCAATCTATCAAAATCAGAGGGCAGATTATAGCCAGCTTGATTAACCACGCTTGAGAAAGTGTATTCTTTTTGTAATTCTTGCCATTGATAATTTCTTGCTAAATCTGTAATGCTTGTTTTTACTGCTTGAAATATTTGGACTGCTACATCTTCATTATTCCCAATAATTATACTGGGAATAGATGATGATTTAGTTTCTTTTAAAATGTCTTGGCAAATATTTAATAAAGTCATTTTATTCTAAATTGTTTTCTGTTTCAATATTTTCTTTTGAAACTTTTTCTTTTTTATTTTGTTTTTTTAATTTCTCAAGTTCATTTTTTAATCTAATAATTTCCTCTTGTGAATCGATTTGTTTATTAGTATTTTGCTTTCTTTCTAAATAAACATTATAGGCTTTTTTATAAAAATCTATATAGGCAAATCTTTTAATAACACCCTGATTATTCCTAATTGCAATGTTGTTTCCTTCTACTTTTTTACATAATACAGAGTATGGGTCTTCTTTGTTGTAGATTTCAACAAATAATTCATAAATAGGTTTCTCTTTTTCATCAAGAATATCGACTGTTTGTAAATCCTCGTTAGTTATTTGTTTTTTCTTATCGAAAAATTGAACATATAATTTGTCTTTTTCTTCGACTCTGTATGAATTAATTGGTTCTATAATATTTGTCATATTTATTTTTTTAAATTAAAGAATTTTAATAAGAGGGATTTTTAGCCCCTCTTATTAAATATTAAATTAACCATTGCCATTGGTAGAAGGTCTATTTGCTTGAACTAAAGCAAAACCAGCAGATGGAGTCCCATTTGCAGTTATAAATCTTGCATTATCAATCTTATCTCCTGAAACTACAGCATCATCAAGTGTGCCAGCAGTAGCAGTTAGATAAGGTAAAGAACCAGAAACTACAGTCCCTGTTTTAGCAACACAAGTTCCAGCAATTTGATACCAACCATATTGGTTGGCAACATTTGCCGACATTGCAAAAGCTATATTCCCACGAGAACCAGCAACAGCTCTAGTTGTAGTCCCTGCATCTAGGTCATAAATTACAGGTTCACCAATTGCAGTTGATGCCACACCTTTTAAATAGATGAATTCACCAGCACCATAAGCGGTTGTGTCTTTATCTTCCGCACGGATAATTTTTCCTAGCGTATGATTTTGAGTAGTTGAAGTCTCGTCAAGTTTTTGAACGATAATGTCAGCTTCTATTGAAATGAAATTGGACATAATATTTTCTCCTTTTAATTATTAGTTTTTAGCAACGCCATGAACTCTAGCAGAGCTAATAGTCAAGTTTCCATATAAATAAACAGGAGTAATATAATACAACTGATTAGTTGGTCTTTGAGTATCGCCTTGAGTAAATAACGGATTATTTAAATGTTGGAATTTTAAATAATCAGTATTTAAAAAATACATATGATTAGCAGGGCAATTTGGGTCATAAACAACGGCAGATGATTTATAAGCAAGTTGTTCATAACCTAATTTACCTTCATTTGTATTGGTAATTCTTTGGATTTGTTGCATAGAATTCTCAAAAAAGGTGTAATAGTTATTATCTGCAAGAATCAAATCAGGAAAAGAACCTTCTTGAACTTGACAAGATAAATAAAGACTATTCATACCAGCTTGGATATTAGATGCAGAAGCATTACCACCAGCAGAAGTTGAGAAGTCATAAACTTGGTTTCTCCAAAATGAATTGGTTGAACGGTCTATTCCACCTACTGTTCCAGTTGTTGGGTCATCAGCAATTAACAATTGCAATCCGCCAATGGTTTTTCCACCTGAACCAGTTCCATCTCCATAAAGAGCTGCTCCAAGTTGGTTTCTTAAAGTATCCATTAAGTTTTTTCTTTTACCTTCTAAAAGATTAAAGATTCTGCTGTCGCCAGCATTTTGTAATAATTCTTTTTCAGAGATTTGGTCAGTTCCTGTAAGCATTTTTTGTGCAAAAAGTGCAGAAGTAAACTCATCTTGAGCAGAAGTATCTAAAAGGTCAGTTGGGTTTTGAAATTGAACAGTTGAATTACTTGCATAAGCAATATTCTCTTGAAAATTTCTTCCACCTATTTCGTGAACGATTTTACCTTTGTTTTGCAAAGTTCTTAGCAATGCATTGTTTCCAATTACAGATGATGTAACGGAGTTTTTCATAAATTTGTCCAAGGTTGACGAAATTAATGAAGTGTAATTTGGATTTCCAGCCATATAATATATAAATTATATTCTTACAAATATTTCCTAATCAAAGCTCTTTGTTCCTCTTCATAAGTCATTGGTTTACTCGCATTAGCGACAGGTTTTGAAATTCTTTGTTGCTTTTTAGCATCTTCGAATTTTTCCTTTTTTTGCTCATTTAGTTCTTTTAAAATTTTTTCCCTTATTTTATTTTCATAATCAGGTTGTAAAATTTCAATCTTTTTATAAGCGGTTTCTAATGCTTTTCTACGAGTTTTTAAAGGGTAATAATCTTGAACACCATTTTTTACTAATTCTTGATTATAAAAATTAATAAATTCCTGTTGATGTTCAACAATTAAATCTTCACTATGTGAAGTGTCCTCTAAAAATTCCGCTAATAACTCTTTAGATTCTCTTTTATTTACTTCGTTTTGTAATAGTTGGTAAGAATTTTGTTGAATGTTTTTTGCTTCTCGTTTGATTTGCTCTTCTGGGGTGAGATATAACTCATCCTCATAAACAGCTTCATCTACGACTTGTCTAAGGTCAAAATTGACTCTTTTTGCTAAGGCTTTGAAAGTTTCAGCAGGATTAGATTCTAAATTTTTTAATAATCCACTTACATTTTCAAGCTCTTTTTTTGTGTTGCCAAGTTGTAAATGTAGCCTGTCTTCTCTTGCACGCTGTTCTTTGGCAATTTTTATAGCTTTTTCCCTGTCTTCAGGGTCTTTAAAGGTTTTAACTGCTTCAACCAATTCTTTTGGCAATCCTGATAATTGTTTATCAATATCAACCTCTTTTCCTTGGTTGTCGCCCTCTAAATTTTCGGTTTCTTCATTTTGCGATGTTTCTTCGATATTTTCAGTTTCGACTATTTCGTTTTCAGTTTCTTCAACAGCTTCTGGCTCTCGAATTTCGCTATTTTGCTTGATTAAATCAAGCATTTCGTTTTTGTAGTCGTCTTTTATATCCATAATAAAAATAATTGGTTAATAATAATTGTCAATAGTTTTTTTAATAATCTTTTATATGTTGTCCTTTCCGCTTCAAAGCATCAAGGTAAGAGTTTTTGGTGGTATAATGTTTTCCGTCTCCATGGTTATAAATTGAACCATATTTACTAATATAGCCGTCAATTGTTAAATCTTCTTTTTTTTGAATATAGATAGCTTTAATTGTTTCTTTTGAATTGAATCTGTAATCAATTGGAAATAATTTTTCTTGCAGATTAGAAAATAAACTAAATATTCTTTTTACAATTTTGTTTTTTGTTTTATATTCCAAATAATTTAATTGACGACTTATTTTAGTTCTAAATCGGCAATCCATATAAGAATCATCAAATAAATATTTAAATAGCATACATTTAACAATCCCATTTTTTTAATGCTAATCCTTTACGAGTTGGTTTACCATTTTTAGATGTTGGACCAGGAACTCCTGACATTCTAGCACAAAAGGATTTTCTACGAGCGGCCGCTTTTGGGCTTTTCTGTGCTTGTTCTCTACTTACTGGTGGCTTTAAATTGCTTCCAGTTGCATTATTATATTTTTCTCTACCTTTGGCGGTGAGTCCTCCTGTCTTTGATTTCTCACCACGACCTATACTTAGGTTAACTGTTTTTTTTACCATACTAGCAACCTTTTCCGCCTTTTTTACCGCCTTTTTTTGTTGATTTTTTCATAGTCC